GTCAGCACCCAAGCGTGATGAACTCACACCAAAGCACTCCAGTTGGGCAAAAGCCGTTGAGCATTTGAAGACGGGTGGATTGATGACCGACATCACCACGAAGTTTGAAGTATCTCCAGTCAATCAGAAACTTTTAATTGGAGAGAAATGACATATCAAATTCCAACAATTCACACTAATTTGACCGAAGACGATTGGCATCAATTGAGAAGCTCTCGTTTCACGGCATCTGAAATCCACAAACTGATGGGTACTCCGAAAAACAAATCGGAGTACTTGTCAGAAACTGCAAAGACATTCATCTTTGAGAAGGCAGCGGAATATCTAACTGGACAAAAAGCGGAGATGTATGGTCGTGCTTTGGATTGGGGAAAGGAACACGAGAAAGAAGCGTTTGAATACTTCTTTGAGCAGTCTGATGGCTTCTACACATACTACGGTGCGGAAACATACACCTTCATCACCTATGGCGAATGGGGTGGATATAGTCCTGATGCACTTGGCACACACCTGGTTGAAATCAAATGTCCGTTCAATAGCGGAAACCACCTTCAGAACTTCTTCATCACCAACAATGAGCAGTTCAAAGCTAAACGACCGGAATACTATTGGCAAGTTCAAATGGGTATGGTTGCAACGGAGATGACTGAAGCGTTGTTCTTATCGTACGATCCACGAATGCCCATTGGCAAGAAGCTCACGCAAACCCTAATCACTTTGGAGGAGGACATCCAAGAAATCATTGACGAGAAGTTGGCTGCGGCTGGAGAACTATTTTTGTCAATTACAAAATAAATCGTTCATTCACAAAGAACATAGTAAAATAAATTTGCAGAATAGAAAAATATGTTGTTAGTTTGAATCATACTAAAAAACAAAACTATGAAAAAATTTACAAGTTCGAAAGACCAGGAGCGCACAACGAGTTGGACCAGCCACAAACATCCCGAAGATTCAAATTTTATGCAAGTTGTTAAATTTATGCACGTTCAGTATTCTGACGGAAGAAACAACTTGTATTGGTCATTGTTTAATTCATCCGCAAACGATAAGCACTTAATTTCTAATATATCATTAGTAGAGGCGCAATCGAGGTTTGTTGATGATGAAGTCAAGGAATTGACTGAAGCCGATTTTCAAAATTGGTTAGCCAATAAATAAAAATATGGACTTGATATTCTTACTCGTAATCACACCCATCACCATTGCGGTGATGTTCGTGTACTGGAAGTTGAAACAATACTTCAATGACTTTGACAAATTGCCTGAGGCATCACCGTATGAATTTGAAAGGGACAACTACATCCCCGAATTTGATACCTACACTAAGACAATCTACAAGCACAAATTTTACAAAGGAAAAAGCAAATGATACAAAACTACTTAATTATCGGAATGGCAATCTTGTTTGCCATCGCATTGGTGCAACTGCATCGTATGTCAAAGGAACAAGAAGAACTCATTGAGAAACTTCAAAACAAGAACCGATTGATTTGGGACTATGAAACGGAACTTCTCGGAATTAGGTCAAGGATTCAAGAAGCCAATGATCGTGCAAAAACGTGGGAACTACAAGCGAACTTCTTAAAAGAACTAAACGATGACAAAAATAAAAGCACTCGTGGTAAGAGCATCAATAAATGAGATAATCAAATGGAGAGTTTATTTTGCCGGAGAACTTCTCGCAACCTTTGAGAACGAAACGGATGCCATCTATTATGCTAACTTTATAGACAGACAATAATGAATACAAAAGAAATGGTTGCCTATTTATTGCAACACAAACCCGAAACAAGGGATTGCGACATCAAGCTGATGTCTGTAATTTACCGAAGATTATGTGATGGCAAAGACTTCTTCACGGAGTTTGAAGCCAAGCGATTACCAGCACCGGAAACAATCCGCAGATGGCGAGCAAAACTCCAAGAAGATAACGAGGAATTGCGTGGTGCAGTTTATTATGAAAGGTATTCGTACCAACAAAAAGTAAAAAAAGAATTAGGTTATCCCGTATGACTTTACAATTATTTGAACAAGATTGGGGAGTTGATAATTCCCCGCTTGATGAAACGCAAATCACAACAACCTTATTGTATTTCGACAAAGATGAATTGAAAGAATTTAAGCGATTGTGTAAAGTTGGTATGAAAGTAGAATTTGGAAACGATTACCAGCAAAAAGGCAACTTGACTGATTTTTTATTAATTTTACTCAACAAAAACTATGGATAAAATAATTCTAAAAGCTCAAATGAAACCTTACGAGGGTGATAATTTGAAAGGCAAATTCCTTGATGATAATTGTTTTGATAATTTAATAACCACAGATTGTGATGCTTACGATGTCAATGGCAATATATTATTCAAATTTAGAAAAAATTGTATCCCAATGGAAGTGTTGAAATTGGGTTATGAAAGTTTCAAGGATAGTATTGCAATGACAGATGGTCGTGGCATTGCGTCAGGCAGTAGTCATAAACGCATAAGGAAGGATGGTACAGTCAGCAATATAACTGTTGGCAATAAAGTAGAAAGCGGCAATGTTGGCTATATGGACAAAAGTGCGATGGTGCATTATTGTAGAAAGACGGCATTTGCGAGAGATTATTTCGATAAGTTTTCTGCTGGTATACCATTCGTGCAATTTGTAGACAGTAAATATAAAGAACTGTGTCCGCTGCATTATGATAAACAAATCAAAATTGCAATAGGTACGAATAAAAATTATCGTATCGGTGATACATCGTTTACTACCGTAACGGTTAACCGTAATTTTGCAACTGCCGTGCATAAAGATGCTGGAGATTTACCGGAAGGATTTGGCAATTTGTGTGTGTATCGTGAAGGAAATTTTGATGGTAGTTATTTTTGTCTACCGGAATATCGTGTAGCAATTGATTTACATAATGGTGATTTATTATTTGCAGATGTTCACAAATGGCACGGCAATACACCATTCAAAAATTGTGATGATAATTTTCTGCGCATCGCTTTTGTTATGTATTATCGTGAATATATGTACAAGTGCAAACAACCAGTAGAGGAATTGTTTGATATGAAAATGAAAGAAACTGGATATTTAACGCTATGAACATATTTATTCCTTCTAAAAATCGGTACGATACAAGTCAATTGTTAATTGCGTTGCAACTCAATAATTTCTATAATGTTACAGTAGTTGTTGAACCTGAAGAATACACGGCATATTTGCACCAGTTCCCAAATTTTAAGTACATAGTGTTGGACCAAGACAATCAAGGTATAACCTATGTTCGCAATTACATTAAGAAATATACGGAAATTGCTAACATAAAAACTTACTGGCAGTTAGATGATGATATCAGTAATTTCTATAATCGACAAGGCACGAAATTAATTAAAGCTGATATTAAAATTTTAGATGATTGTGAAAAAATGTTTTTGTCAAGCAACATCGCATTGGGCAGTTTAGAATATCGGCAATTTGCTTGGTCTGCAACAAAGGATTTGGTCTTGAATAGTTTTTGTGATTCTTGTGTGTTTGTTAATAATGAACTAACTAATGGGATGGCGTATCGTAATTATGTGGAAGGCAAAGAAGATAGGGATTTTGCGATGCAAGTAATACAAAACGGATTAAAAACTGCAAGGAATACATTGTTTTCATTTAGTTGCCCGGCAAATGGTTCCAATAAAGGTGGGTTAAAGGAAATATTCTATGACTTAGGTAAGGAGTTAGAGTGTTGTAAAAATATGGTTGATTTATGGGGTCAAGATATTTGCCAACATTATGTCAAACCCGATGGTAGAAACGATGTCAAAATACATTGGAACAAAATAAAAAGTAAACAAATGTCATTATTTTAATTACATTTGCATTGTTGACTGGTATGTAGAAGATACCGAAAGTTAAACCCTTTTGCCCTTTTGAGTTGTGTGTACTTCTACTACCACAATTTGAAAGGGTTTTTTTATTTATGGCACAAGACAAAAAATCATTTCTACTCTACTGCGACCAGCAAGGGGTATTTAATCAACTACCAGATGAAATTGCTGGTAAATTAATCAAACACATTTTCTCCTTTGTAAACGACGAAAATCCAATATGTGATGACTTACTATTAACCATTGCATTTGAACCCATTAAACAAGCTCTAAAGCGTGATTTACGCAAATATGACAAGTATGTTGATAAGCAATCTATCAATGGTGCAAAAGGTGGGAGACCAAAGAAGGTAGATGAAACCCAAATAACCCAACGCTTTTTGCAAGAACCCAAAAAAGCTGATAGTGTAAGTGTAAGTGTAAGTGATACTGTAAGTGATAATAAAAAACAAAGAGATGTTTTTAACAAACCATCTATTGTTGACATACAAAACTATATGACAGAAATCGGAATGAATGACATTGCCGAGAAGTGGTTTGACTACTACGAATCTAACGGGTGGCTTGTAGGTAAAAACAAAATGAAGAACTGGAAGGCAGCCGTCAGGACCTGGAAGAATAACAATCTTACAAATAATGTAAGTAACCCACAAATTATTAACAGAAAAGTGTTTAACTTGCAAGAATATGACGAACGAACTTGAGGACTACATAATTGGTCAACTTCTATTCTACGATCAAACTCGTGCAATGTTGCCGAGAATCAAATCGCAATGGTTTGAAGACAACCTAAACAAACGCATTGTTGAATCAATGTTGGAGATGTACATTAATAACGATGAGATTGATGTGCTGACATTGGGGAAAAAGTTCAGCCGTGTTGAGATGGTGACAATCGTCAAACTAACGCAGAATGTTTATGGAATGCCAAACATCAGCAGTCACCTTCCAGCACTTGAACACAAGTACCTGAAAAAACAATTCATTGAGAACATCACCAACTTGGATTTGACTTCGGACTTAAAAGAGATCCTCACCAATGTGCAGACAATGGTCGACAACACCAAGTTCACCACCATCAATGATCCGGTCACGATTACCCAAGTTACCAACAAGACGGTTGATGCTATTATTGAGGCGGTGCAAAGAGGCGATAAGCTCACGGGAAGACCAACGGGTTGGGCAGGACTTGACCGAGTGTTGGGCGGATGGAACAATGGCGATTTGATTGTAATGGCTGCACGACCGGGTCAAGGTAAAACGGCACTCGCTTTGTCGCTGATGTATGACTTCGCCAAGATTGGTGGCAAGGGTTTATTTGTTTCTTTAGAGATGAGCAATGAGCAACTTGTCAAAAGATACTTATCGTTAATCACCGACCTTGCAAATTGGAAGATTCGCAATGCCAACCTTCGTGAGTTTGAGGTTCATCAACTAATCAATTCAGCACTCAATCAGACGGTTCAATTCTTCATTGATGACGATCCAAATTGCAGTATCCAACAAATCAAATCAAAAGCCAAGATTCACAAAGCAAAACACGGACTTGAGTTGTTGGTGATTGATTACATCCAGTTAATCAAAGGAACAAAAACAAACCGAGAACAAGAGATTGCAGAAATATCCCGAAACCTTAAATTGCTTTCTAAGGAACTAAATATCACCGTCATAGTGTTAGCTCAGTTGTCACGCAAATGTGAGGAGAGAGCGGATAAGAGACCTATGCTGAGTGATATCCGTGAGAGTGGAAGTATTGAGCAAGATGCGGATGTTGTGATGTTCCCATTTCGCCCGGCATACTATTCAGGTGAGAAGCTCCAGCAAGAAGAAGCCGAACTAATTATCGCAAAGAATCGTCACGGTGAATGCTACACAATCAAAACGACATTCATCGGTGAACGCACAATGTACGAAGAACGACTATGAAACACGGAAGTTTATTTTCGGGTATAGGTGGGTTTGATCTTGCTGCCGAGTGGATGGGATGGGAAAACATCTTTCATTGCGAGTGGATGGAATTTCCACGAAAAGTATTGGACTATCACTTCCCTGATGCGGATAGTCACATTGACATTTGTAAAACTGATTTCACAAAATATGCAAACAAAATTGACATTCTTACTGGAGGATTCCCCTGCCAACCATTCTCCCTTGCCGGGAAAAGAAAAGGCACGGATGATGAACGCTACTTGTGGGGCGAAATGCTACGAGCAATTCAAGAGATTAAACCGAGATTAGTCATCGCTGAAAATGTCTTTGGTATCACGAATATTGATGGCGGATTGGTATTCGAGCAGGTGTGCCTTGACTTGGAAAATGAAGGGTACGAAGTTCAGCCGTTTATTATTCCAGCTGCAGCCAAAAACGCACCGCACCGCAGAGATAGATGCTGGTTTATTGCCAACACCAACTGTGATGGACTCAGCAAACAATGGAGATATGACAGCAGCCGCCAAATTAATGCAAGGTGCAACCCACCGTTCAAGTGGTCAGCCAATTCAAAAAACTTTGACAATGGAGATACATCAACAAATATTATCGGACAACCAACCATTGATGGAAGAATTGGCGAACAAGCCAATGTTGAAACGAACCAACTTGCCACCGCAGAAAGAATTTGTGGAGTGGATAAGGAGTGTGACAAATGCAAAGGAATTATCTCAAATGATAGATGTGAAAATGTCAACTGCCGAGCATTGGTTCAGAACGGACACGAAAGGATTCAGTCATCCAAGCATAGAGGAATGGATAAAGATTGCGGAGATATTTCAAGTGACGGAACAAATGAATGCGGGAATGATGGAACAATCATCAATAGAATGGACGGGAATGTTACCAACGCCAACGGCACACCAGCACAATGCGGGAACGGAAAAACCGAGGAAAGATGGAAAGAGCAGAGCGGACGAATTGAACCATTTGGTTTCAATATGGAATGGCAAAAGTTCCCAACTCAATCCCCGATTTGTGGCGGAGATGATGGGCTTCCCACCAAATTGGACGGAATTACCTTTTCAAAATGGAGAGCAGAATCCATCAAAGGATACGGGAACGCCATAGTGCCACAAATTGCCTATCAATTATTTCAAATTATTAACGAACTATGAACCACTACCAGGAAACCCACCTACTAAAACAAGAAGTCAAACGGCTCAAGGGAGTAATCGCAGAACTGAATCAAAAACGAATTGACGAGGTTAAGAAACTCAAAAATGAAATCATCAATCCAAGATGCAAGATTAACGAGATAGATGCCGAATGGACTGAAGCGATGCGAGTGGTTGCAATCGTCTATGATGTCACACCTGATGCAATCTTGGAGAAGGTTCGCACTCAAAACATTATGGATGCTCGGCACTTGTTTTGCTATTTATGTAGGAAGCATCTGAAGA